TTACAGGGCTCTGGACGGCCTGTAAGAGCACGTTTCCCACAGCCTGCCAGCTAGTCATGTCTTCCCAATTGAAGCCTAGACAGGCCAGCATGGGCAGGAAAATGGACGCTGCCAGGTTGAACCAGAACACGGGGTTTTTAAACCGTACCTTCCAATTGATTTTCATTTCAGTTCCTCCTTATTATACAGGCAGTCCGAATTTGATTAAGATATATCCGACGCAGGCTGTAATAACCAAAAGGAGAATCTTATCCACAATCTTGTCCCAGCGTTTTCCGGATTTCTCCTTAAACTCCGCAATGGATAAAAGAGCCTTGTTAATATCCGCCTGCATGTCGTTGAGCTTGTCCAGGATCTTGCCGTACTGCTCGTCCCGTTTCGCGTCTGATTTTTCCAGAGCTGTAATCCTGGTGTAAAGCTCCGAGTGGGTTTCTCTGGATTGCTGGCGGTATTCCGCGATCTGCTTTTCCAGCATCTCCGCTTTTGCCAGCCCTAGGCAGTCCCGGGAGGGATCTACTATACACTTTTCCGGCGCCATGATAATCCCTCCTTACTCGATTACAATCTGAAGCTTTCCGATGGCGTTTCCGAAAGCGCCCGCGTAGCCGTCCTGGCCGTTTCCGGTTTCATTGTCATACTGCCAGGGATAATAGCTTCCGCCCACAGGAGCGACCCGGTATTTGGCTTTCTTATACGGCCTGATGCTGTCCGGGGTGTAATAATACACTTCAACAGCGTCAATCTCCAAACCGTTTCCCGCGTAGCCGTTTACAGCGTCGTTGATGTTGCAGCCGGTCACATAGGGAAGCCAGCTGCCGCCCTTAATATGTACCCGGTACTTTACGGAACCAGCGGAAACACGAACAGCGACATCAGTGACGGCTCCGGTAAATCCCGCGTAATCCTCAAGGTTTTTCACCTCGGGAAGCCAGCCGTCCGCCTTGGTTCTTACCCGGTAGTATACATCTACCGTTTTTGCCGGCTCGGGCGCGGGAGCTGGAGTGGGGGAGGGCGCGGGCTTGTCCCCGTTTAAATGAACCTCCACCATCTTCAGAAACCTGTCCCAGCCCAGGTCAAGGGTTCTGTGGGGACAGTATTTTCCATTGTAATCCTGGTGCTTGGTTACCCTGTCCATTCCCCAGCCATAGCGTTTTAAGATAGAAGCGATAAACTCAGCGGCGTTTTGCTCCGCTTTGGTGAACTTCTCACCGCCTGACAGGGAATAGCAGATCTCCACGGCGATCCCCTCCCGGTTGCCTTTGCCATTTCCGTCTCCGGCGTTCCAGGTGTTCCGGTTTTCCGGCACGCCCTGAACTACCTCCTGATCGTCCACGGCGTAATGAAAAGAAACCTCATTGTCGTTACGAATCATATAGGCGATTTCATTCGCCGCCGGTGCGTCGTTGGCGGTGTTGTGAACCACTACCCTGGTAGGGGTCATAGCATAAGGACATTTGATGGAGTAACGGGAAGGGTCTGCTAAATTTTGAATGATTTTCATTTTGCTTCCTCCTTGTTTTCTAAAGCGGATAAATGCCGCTCTAAATTCTCAATTTGCTTTTGCTGCTTCTGTACCATGCAGATCAAAGGGGCAATAAATTCGCTGTAGCGCAAAGCATAAACATATTCCCCCTCAATAACGCGGGTTTTCAATTCTTTTCGGGTTACAGTTTTTTCCTCTCCGGTTTCCTCGTCTGTGACAGTCTCGGAAACATCTTCGTAATAATCCTCCGTTTTGGGGGATTTGATGAATCCGGCAAAGTCCATGTCGGTCATTCCGATCTGCGGAAGGAGTTCTTCAATGTCCTGAGAAATAATCCCCCAGTGGGTTCTTCCGCTGGTGCCGTCGTTAAATTTGAACGTGCTGGGTTTTAGTCCCATAATGAGTTTTTCAGCCTGTTCCGGGTCAATATCGGCAATCGTATTTTTTTCGTTCCGGTCGGAAGTGTTTATGGAACCTGTTTTAGCAAATACCGTGGCGAATCTATGATTTGAGGCCCCTAAATTGATATTGCCGTCTCCAGCGTCTCTAAACGCTCCGCTTCCCAGAACAACCCCTACGCTGGAATTATTCGCCCATGATAATTGCAATACTGAACCGTTTCCATAAATCTGCGGAAGAGCGCTGCCGCTGTAGCCGTGCTGTGCGCTGATCGTTGCGTTGATGTTGTCGGTCAAAACCTTGTGCCAGGGATTCCAGCTCTGCTCATCTCCGTTCCTGGTTCGATAGGCCAGCCAATTGCTCCCGTTATACTGGCCTAAAAGCTGCAAGCGGTATTTGTTATCAAGCATTCCGGAAACTGTAAGATATGTACCGTCGAGGCCCGCTCCATTACTTGAATCATTGTAACAAAAGCCAAATCCATTTATGATATCGTTCAGAGTAGGGGTGCCCTCGGATTCTTTCAGCTTATTGTATTCCTGCCGCAGATAATTCATTAAAGC